TTACTCTTTTTCAAGAGACATCGGGGCTTGTTGCAATTGCTGGGAAACCGTATCTAATGCGGTTAGGATGTCCGCATAATACAAGCTGATGAACTCTTTCACGGCAGAGTTATCTAACAATCTTTTCAAATAACCGCCAGCCACAATCAAAGACAGATTGGTATCACTAATTTCTTTCTCTGTCCGGGTATAGTCCTCCTTCAACCTGTCCATTTCTTGTTCCAACAGTGAAAGTTTTTCTAGACTATCCGAGTGCTTTTTCTTTTTCTGAGCATGATCAACCAAGTCTTCCTGGGAGGAGGCCACCAAGATCATCTCCGCATAGGACTTGGTGAACTTGTTGGCTGCAATCATCATATCTGCAGCTTCCATCTGTCGGATGGGTTTCATTTTTCGGAGAATCCGAAACGTATCTTGTGCCAGATGCTTGTCTGCGAGTTTCGCGGCTACTTCGGGCGCGATATCATTCAGCAAATTCAACTTGCTTTCGATTCCGGATAAGTTGATATTCAGGGTTTTGGCAATTTTCTCCCTTGATATGCCTTTGCCAATTGCACGGCTGATCATCCGGTATTCCTGAATTGGGCTTAACCGGTTAATTTGCCGGTTATAGGTAAATCCTTCATCGTCTGTGGACAGCAGACATACTACCGTGTCGATTCCTAGTTCTTGTAAGGCAAGCAGACGGAGATGACCGTCCAGTAAGAGGTACTTACCGTTTTCTTCATAAACAGCCAGCGGCTCAATAACACCAATTTCCTCTACTGAGGCCAAGATGCTTTTGAACTTCACACTTTCCCGTATCCCTGCGGGGAAGGGGTGCATGGTTTGAATATCTTTGAGCGCGATGTTCTTCAATGATGCTTGGAAAGCATAAGCGATGTGTTTAGGCTGATTCATTGATATATGTTTCCCTATAATCAACCATCAAGACGGCTATTGTAGATAAATATTTGCTGCATAAGCATAATTCATCTTTTGGCAGCCGTTATATTTCCGCAATTTTTAGCGGCGTTCCGCAAACGCTATTTCAGCGGCTTGAGTATTTTACCGCGCCGAATGTAGGTTTTAGTCATCTGTTCGGAGGCGTGGCCGAGTTGGTCGGAGGCGCTGCGGGTGTCAGCGGACAGGTAAATGTCCGTGGCGGCTTTGGCGCGCAAATCTCGGAATTGGAAGTCGGCCAACTCTTCGGCCAGTTCCGGCCGCTGTTGTATGACGGTTTTTCTCAACGCCAAAAACTGCCTGCTCAGGGCGGCGCGGGATAGCGGTTTGCCGTGGTTGTTGAGGAACAGGTAGCCGTTGTCCGGACGGATACGGTCGATGATTTCCTTCAACTGCCCGCTGATTTCAAAGCGCAGCTTAGCGCCTGTTTTCTGCTGGCTGATATGCAGGATGCCTTCGTGGATGTGGCTGCTGTGAATGCCTACTATATCAACAGGGCGCTGGCCGGTAATGTAGGCAATATCCATTAAATCGCGCATCTGCTGGTCGGCGGCTTGATAGACGGCCTGATATAGGTAATCCTCAATATAAACCTCACGGCGCTTCTTGCTGTGCTTCTTGACGTTGCGGCAGGGGTTTTCTTTGCTTGTCCAGCCCTGCTCTCTGGCATAGTTAAAGATGGCGCTGAGATAACCGATTTCGTTGTTGGCGCCGCCGGGTGTGTCTTTGCGCCAGTCGAGATAACGGCGGACGTGTGCTGGTTCGATTTCATCCAATGGCGCCGGGTTCTCCCCGCCGAAAAACTTAGACAGCTTGCGCACGGCGTTGTTGGCGCCGGAAACGGTGTTGCGGCTGCGGTGGCTGATGATATTCTGCAGGTAGCGTTCGGCGGCAACAGGGAAGGTAACACGGGCGGACTTGGGCAGTTTGGCTGCTTCGAGTTTGCTCCACTCTTGGACGGCGGCGATATAGTCCGTGCCCAGCGGGATTTCTTTACGCCGCCCGTTTTCGTCTCGTCCGTCGTAGAAGTAATAGACGGTGGTTTTGCCGTTTTTGCGGGTGCGTTTGCGTGCCCGCATTCGGTCGGGAAGGTTGGTGTTGGTGCTGCGTTTCCTGCCCATTTCGGTTGCTCCTTCAGACGGCTGGCTGCCATTTCGGTTTGTCCGGTTTGTGCGGCCGGCCTTCGATTGCACTTCTGCTGACTACGGGATAGCCTGCGGCGTTGGTAAAAAACGGGATGCCGTTTTTGCGCAGGGTTTCGGCCTGTTTTTTCGGTTGTTTGCGTCCGGTTAGTTGGACGGTTTCTTCTCTGGTCAAAAAGGTGTCGGTCATTTCTACCCTTCCTGTTTTTTCCGCTTCCTGTGCGCTTCGGCATCTAATATCGGCTCGGATTCTTTTATGGCGCGGACGTAGTGTTTCCATGCGGCCATTTCGAGGGCGGCTCTGAAGCGGTCGGCAGTTTGCTGCAACAGGCGCAGTTCGTCGCCCGTGGCGATAAATTTGCCGCGCTCGGTGTATCTTTTGCCGATGGTGTCTATGGTTTCGGCAACTTTCCCCGATGCGTCTTCCGCCTGCAGGGCAAGGCCGATACGGAACGCGGCTTCGGTGTCTTCGTCGGCGTTGAAGGTGTCGGCTTGGAACACTTTCAGCAGGGCGAAGTAGAGGTAGTGCTTGCTACAAGCGGCGTAGAACATGCTTACCGTCGCCGTGCCTGCCTTGAGGGCTTCGATAAAGGCGAAATAGGGGGCGGATATTTCGGCAACCTCCCTGTCTTTTAACGGTTCGTTGCTGACGGCCAGTTTTGGGATAAAGTGGGCGTAGCGGCAGGCGGTAAGGGGGTTGCGTTTCGGGCTGTATTTTTTGCGCGGGCGTTTGTTGGCGTCCATTATTTGCCTCTCGTTTCAGGTGGTTCTGGGAGCGGTTGCCAGTAATCGGGGATGCAAATCACCTCTACAAATTCCCATTCTTCTTCATCATATTCCCAATACGAGAATTTTTTTCCGTCAAATTGGCAGACTCTCGCTACGCCGCCGGCATGGCAGGTCAAATAGTGACGTTTTTCTTCCGGCAGCCTCTCCTCCACGCTTATCCATTCGGATTGCGCAGGGCGGCTTTTCGCAGCGCACCATGCTGTAAACATATCTTCTGCGTTGGGATTGCAATAGCATCCGTTTTCATGTTTATCAAGCGGGAGCCGTGTATCTCCTATGCTATCGTAGTACCACTCCTCAAACGCCTTGCGCTCTTGTTCAATTCTTGCAGGTGTCATTGCATCTTTCCTTTTGACATTTGTTAAATTGGTTTGAATTTTTCTTTAAATTCACTAAGCGGACGTACAAATACTTCATCTGTTCCAAATTTTTTATAAATAGCCATATCTGTTAAATCGGATTCCAGCTTCGCCAAGCCTAACAGTGTGTAATCCCCGCCTTTGTAATGACGGTAGATTCTGAATCTTTGCAATAACATTTCTGTATTCATTTTTTATCCGTTTCCTGTTTGATTTTTCCGATTGCCCGGTACGGTTTCCAGTGCCGCCTGTCCTCGTACCAAATCCCTTTTTGTTTGTCGTGTACCAACCCGCGCCGTACCTCTTCTTCGGCGCGGGTTTTGCCGAAAACGGCGAACATTATTTAACCGCTTCTTTGAGGGGCTTGCCCGGGCGGAATGTCGGTTTTTTGGTGGCGGGAATCGTCAGTGTCTCGCCGGTCTGCGGGTTGCGGCCTTGACGTTCGGAACGCTCCGAAACGTGGAAAACACCGAAACCGACAATGGATACCTCGCCGCCATCGGCTAATTGCTGCTTGATGGTGTCAAACACGGCGGTAATCACTTTTTCTGTTTTGTGGTCGCTCAAGCCTGCTTGTGCGGCAACGGATTTGACTAATTCGGTCTTGTTCATTTTTTGCTCCTAGGTTGGTTTTGGATGCGGCAAACCGTGCCGCGCGGTCAATTAAATGTTTATTTAATCAATATCCTCCCATTTGGCCATTGCTTCATCCAGCGCAACACGGTAGCTGTCTCCGAAGCCATGAATATCTACTTCTTGGTCATATAAAAAACAACAATACTTACCGTCCAAGTTCTTGCTAAACTCAACCGTTTCAACCTTGAACAGAAAATCCAACCGTTCTGTGTCTGTATTCTGTTTCGCGTTCATCATCACATTTCCTCCCACGTTATAACCGCATGCTCCAGCGTTTCGGCTTTGACTAATTCGGATTTATTCATTTTTGACTCCTATTAGATTTAAATGCGGCAAACCGTGCCGCGCGGGTTATTAGATATCAATCAAAACTGGTTCTTTGCCTGTTATCTGCCGCATTTCGCGTTTAAGGATAGCTAGGCAGATAAGGCCTGCGTTTTGGGCGATGCTGCCGCCGTCTTCGCCATCTTTCGGCATTGGTTCGTCTGAGGTCAGCTTGATAAACAGGCCGTCCGGTTGGTCGCTGATGAGGATGCTTACTGTTGCCATTATTTGCCTCTCGTTTCCTGTTTGATTTTCCGGCCTATCCAACGCATCACGGGGACGGCCATGCTGTTGCCGATGGCTTTGTAGCGCGGACCGTCCGGGCAGTCGGCGGCGGGTTTGCCGCGCCACGGGATTTGCGTGTGGTTGTCGGGGAAGCCTTGCAGCCTTTCGCATTCGATCGGCGAGAATCTGCGTACCTGCAGGCCGTCTGAAACGGCGTGGCGGTCACGGGCGGTTAATGTATAGGCCGTGCCGTCGCTTGATATGCCCGGCCCCGCGCATCCGCTCGTGCCTTCCGGGTTTTTGTCGATAATGTTGCCGTGCACGACAATCAGGGTTTCGCTGCCGCCTTGCAGTGCGCCTCCGCTCGCTTTTACCGTCCCTCCGATTTCAGACTGTCTGTAAGTTCCAAAGCTGCCTTCAATAAAGGCGGTAGGGTTTTGCCCCTGCGTTGCGCCCTCAATAGTATTCCCCGCTTGGCTTTGCCGCTCAAAAAGTATTTCTGCGGGATCTGCGCTTCCAGCACTTGCGACAAGGAAGACGCGGCGGCGGCGTTGGGGGACTCCGAAATATTGCGCGTCAAGGATGCGCCACGCGATGCGGCGTTTGTGTCCAAGCACACAACCTGCGTTCGTCCATTTTTGCCCTGCCGGTTCAAGCGGCATATCTTCCCCGGCCAGTCCGCCCAAAAAGCATCCGAAGGCGTTGTCTTTGGTATTGAGTACGCCCGGCACGTTTTCCCAGACGAGGATGCAGGGCGGTTGTCCGTTTCGGGCGCGAATAAAGTCAATTGCATCTAAAATCCTGATTAAGACAAGGGTTAAATTGCCGCGCTCGTCGTCCAAGCTGCCGCGCAACCCGGCGACGGAAAAGGCTTGGCAGGGTGTGCCGCCGACCAAAACATTGGGGGCTTCGACGCTGCCGTTGAGGATTTTGCCGACCAGCTGCGTCATATCGCCGTGGTTGTGGACGTGCGGCCAATGGTGGGCGAGCACCGCGCACGGAAACGGCTCTATTTCGGCAAACCATGCGGGCTGCCAGCCCAACGGTTCCCACGCCGCAGATGCGGCTTCGATGCCGCTACACAGACTGCCGTAGCGCATTTCAGGTAGCCTCCTTCATGAAGGTAAACCAATGCGTTCTGCCGTGGCGGCCGGTGGGATGCCCGAACAGGGGTTTGTTCGGGGTAAGTGTCAAAATCTGCGGCACTTTGATTTGGTCTTCGTTCCACTTAAAAATCAGCACGCCATTGGGTTTTAATACGCGGAAACATTCCGCGAAGCCTTTGCTGAGGTCGTCGCGCCAGTCTTGGGTGAGCTGGCCGTATTTTTTGGCCAACCATGATTTTTTCCCTGCTCGTACAAGGTGAGGCGGGTCGAAAACCACCAAGTTAAAGCTGTTGTCGGCAAATGGCAGTGCGGTAAAGTCGAGCCGCACGTCCGGGTGGATTTCGAGGTGGCGCAGGTTGCCACGGTCTGTCAGGTAGTGGCTTTCGGTGCGCAGGTCGCCAAACAGGCAACGTTGGTCTTGCTTGTCAAACCACATCATGCGGCTGCCACAGCACGGGTCTAGGATGGATTGCATTTTTAGGTGTCCTTTCTCGGCCGTTATTTCAGCCTGTGCACTACGCCTCCGGTTGCGGCGCGGTGTTCTTCGGGTGCGAGGCCGTTCAGGGATTGCAGGTTTTCCGCGCCGATGAGGGCGGCTGCTTGGATTTCGACGGCGACGGTGGCGATGATGTTGCCGCCGATTTTGCTGACGGCCTGCGCGGTGGCGGCGTCGATTTGTCCTGTCTTCAGGCGGTGCAGGGTGTCGAACAGTTCTTCGCGCAGTTGTTCGGTCGCGCTTTTCATTTCTTTCATTTTTTTCCCTTTTTGTTGATTTCGGTTTTCAGTTCGCGGTGTGCCTTTGCCGCCTGTTTCAATTCTTCGGGGATGGCGAACGCTTCTTTATTGGCGGCAATTTGCCGTACTTTTTCTGCCATTTTTTCAATCGGATAGCAAAATTCATGCCATGCCATACCGCCGTCGTATACGGCCTTGTCGCTGATGATCAGTTTGTGGGTGGAAATTAAAAACAGGCTGGGGATGATGAAGCAGTGGCGGTAGCTTTCGGGGATGTTTTCGCTGCCGTCTTCGGTTTTGATGATAAATACGAAGCAGTCTGTCTTTAATGCGTTTTTAATATTGAATGGGAATACGCGCCTGTTACCGCCTTTCTTGGCGAGGCTGCCCGCGCTGCATTTGGTATCGATGCGTAGGCCGTCGAGCAGGAAGTCGTAGGCCGGGTTGGCGTAGCGGATGCTGGTATTGCAGTTCACGGCTTTGGGAAGGTGGCACTGGAAGATTTCTTCGCCCATGCGCCCCTGCTCGCCCTGCGGGCTGTTGACGATGACGGCTTCGGTAAAGCGGATGTGCCCGGTCTGCTGCGCCAGCATGGTGGCGGTGATGATATCGATGCCTACTTCGGCGGCGGCCGCGCGTAGCGGCTTTTTCTCGTCGGCATAGAGGCGGGTGAACAGTTCCGCCTGTTGTCGGCTTACGCCGTATGTGCTTAACATGGATCGGTCTCCGTGGTATCGGTGTAAAACGGGTCGGGCGTAAAAGGCGGCGGCGGGACGGCAAACAGGTATTGTTCGGCCAGTACGGTATCCGCTTCGGCGATGCCGCCCGGCCTGCCCCATTTGAGTTTGACGCGGCGGGCGTAGGTTAGGGCTTGGCTAAATCGGATCAGTCCTGTGGTGTCGCGCCGCTGCCGTGCCGCGCCGCACGCGCTTTCGAACAGCCAGATGTCAAACTTGCGCTGATAGCGGAATGCGCTGGAGTCGGTCGGTTTGGCGGGGTATTTGGGCAGTGGTTCGGTGGTTTCGCCCCTGTTGGTCAGGATGCGGGTTTTACCGTCAAGCTGCCCGTATTTCAGGCTGTAGTAGGCGGCGGTCGGAAGTATGGCGGGAGGTTTCAGACGGCCTCCGCTGCCTGTATGCGCATGGCCGCGCCTGTTTGTTTGCAGCGCACACGGTCGCCGAATTTGAGTTGTTGCGGTTGTTGTGTCATGGGTTGCTCCTAAAACGGGACGTCATCATTAATATCGTCTACGGGTTGCGCCGGTGCGGCGGGAGCCTGACGGCTTGGCGGCGCGGGTGGTGTGTGTTGGGCGTTTTGCTGCCCGCTGTCATTGCCGCCGCCCAACATCTTCATTTCGCTGCCGATGATTTCGTATGCTGTACGCTCGATGCCGTTTTTATCGGTGTATTTGCGGCTTTGGATGCGGCCTTCGATGTAAACGAGGCTGCCTTTTTTCAGGTATTGCCCGGCTACTTCGGCCATGCGGCGGTATAGGGTTATCGCATGCCATTCTGTGCGCTCTTGTTTTTGCCCGTGCTGGTCTTTCCATGTTTCGCTGGTGGCGATGGAAAAGTTGCAGACGGCCTCGCCATTGGGCATTTGGCGCACTTCGGGGTCGCGGCCCAGGCGGCCGATTAGGATGGCTTTGTTTACGCTCATGCTGCTTGTTCCTCAAGTTGGCGGACGGTTTCGTCCAGTTCGTTTAAAAATTTGACGGCTTCTTCTTCCAGTTCGGCAATCAGCTTGTCATCACGCGGGACGCGGATGCAGCGATAAGCCAGCTTTTCAGGTAGCCTGTCGTCATAGCTGACAAAGTCGCACCATTGCCGCCCGGTGCAGGCCATCTGCCATTGCATTTGCAGCAGATACTCGTGTTTGGGTTTGCGGCTCTGCAAAAATTCCAAGTGTGTTGCAGTGTTGGGGCATTTGATTTCAATTAGCCCGTCTTCTCCGACTAATCCGTCAGGGGATGCACCGCTCATAGCAATAGACGGATGGGGTATAAAACCTGTTTCGGTTACGTCCGCGCCGGTCTCTAGCATGTACATGGCACGGGCTGCCGGTTCGGTATCTGTGCCGTGCTGCATGGCGGCGGAAGTGAACTTCTCTTCCTGTTGCCCGGTCAGCCGCTGGCATAGCAGTTCGGCCATGTAGTTTTTACGCGCCGCGCCGTAGCCGCCGGATTTGGTTTTCCCTACTACGTCGGCAATACGGCTGGCAGTAATCTTGCCTAGGCGTTCGGCGAACCATTCGGGGGTGCGCTGTTCGCTCATGATTGCGTTTCCTCTACGGTTTCCGGCTCGGCTTGGATGGTTTGCATGGCAATGTCTTTCAGCCGTTCGTGCTCGTCCATGCCGATGATTTTGCGTTCTTCAGCACTGATGCTAAGCCACCAGCCTTTGTATTCTTCCAAGCCGCGGATAGCCACGTTTTCGGCGGTTTTCAGCAAGTCAGCACGGTCAGGGTTGTCGCGTTCTCCGGCAAACGGGCTGGCGGCATTGGCGGGGGCGTGGTCTTTGGCATCTTTGATGCGTTCGGCTTCGTCCTCGTCATAAATACCGGCAAAGCCGAAGGCCAAGCGGGCGGCCTGTATCATGGCTTTGTGGCGCAGCATCCGGCGCGGGTGGGATTTCCACGGGGCGGTGTTGCGTTTGCATTCGTCCATGTATTCGGTAACGATTACGGGGTGGGTGCGGTCTTTGCGGTAGATGCGGCAGGTGCAGCTTTCTGCGTCCTGCTCGAAGTCCATACCGTCAAATTGGGTGTTACCGTTGATGATGCGCGCCCAGCCGTCCACGCCGACTACGGGAACGATGCCGCCTTGGCTGGGGAAAGCGTAGATTTCGCTCGTCCATGGATTTAGGCGGTATTGGTTGGCCACAATCAGCAGCGCGGCCATTTGATCGTCCGTTACGTTGCCTTTAAAGGCGGTGCGCTTTAGTGTGTCCAGTAGTCCTTCGCCGCTGCCTAAATTAAATTGTGCGGCGAGTTGGTCTGACAGGGTGGTTAATTGCGTGTTGCTCATTTCGGTTTCCTTTTTTCAGGTCGTCTGAAACGGTCATGGGTATTTGTGCCAATAGGCGGGTTTTAAAATTTCGGGTATCGGCGGGAAGACGTTTACTTCGCTCGGTGTGAGGTATTTTTCCGCCTTGCGTTTGTAGTAGTACCTTGACTGCCGCTCCGTGCATGTTTGGCATCGTTTTTGCCGGAATCCGTTTTTCTGTAAGGCGAAATCGCTTTCGGGCTTTGCCTTTTTGCAGGCGGGGCAGGTAATGGTTTGGGGCATGGCTTACTCCGCAGCCTTGTATTTGTGATATTTAAGCCTTTTTTGACCTGTTTTATTATCAATCTCAATCTTGCCCTTGATGCTGTACTCACCGAGTTTTGCAATATAGACAGGCCTTATTGTTTCCTCTTTGCCTTTGCAAAGCTCTATAAATTGCATTGCTGTACTTTCCGTCGAAAAATCGGGCGAGATTTGATAGCAACCTCTGTTTTTCTCGAATGTTTTATATTCGTCTTTAATCTTTACGCCAAAACGGTTGAAAGATTTTTCATATTCTCGTTTTAAGCTTTTCCCAAATACGGCGAACATTATTCATCTCCAGTTGACTCATACGGCGGATGCCAATCGGTGCGGTCGGCTTCCTCAAACTCTTTGGCGGTTTTTGCATCCCGTGCCGCTTGTTCTGCCTCCACGGCGTTCATGCGACGCATCCATGCTATGTCCGCCTCCACTTCCTGCCGCGTTTTTGCGGCGTCCCATGCGGGCGGAGGGGTTTTCGCGGGTTGTTCGCTGCCGCCGTAGACGGCCAGCACTGCGGTAAACAGCATCCAATTTATTACCTTGTTCATTTCCGTTTCCTTGTAAACATTTATGGGGCAGGGCGCGGATGGGGGGTGGATAAATTCCCCGTCCAGCCAGGGATTAAAGCTGCCGCACCCTGTCCGATAAGTGTTTGTGTCAAAAATATGACGTTTCTTTGTTACGTTTTTTGCGGTTGTAAAAAATTTCCGTTTTTTTTGCGTGCCGCGACGGAAAGGAGGCCGTCCGCACGCTGTCGAAGGTTTACTCAGGCTCTTCCCGTACCTGTGGTATGCCCACTCTCCGACTAACGGCATACCATTGATGGACTATCATCATGTCTACTTAAAGTGGCATTGGTCTAAATACGGAGGGGTGGCGAATCCCCCTGTCTCTGCCTGCCGCCTGCGTCTTGCGGCACTCCACCGCGCCCGGGGGTAGCATATTGCGCCTGTCTGCAATACCGTATTTAGGCCGATGCCGCCTTATGCGGCCATGCGTACCGTCCGCAGTGCGAGGTATTGGGTGTAGCCTGGCATGGCGATGCCCAGCGGCAGGGGTTGTTCGCCGTGTTCTTGCAGAAATTCGCGCATCATGTTTTCAAAGTCGTTTTTCGTATAAGCGGCTTTGTATTCTTCGCGGGTATATTCGGCTTCGTCGGCCCATACCCATTCCATCAGGATTTGCAGGCCGTATTTCTTGGCCAGCCGTTCGGCTTCTTCTTTGTCCGCCTCTTCCTGATCCTCTTTGGCGTAGGTGTATGCCCAGTCGGCTTCATTTTGCATTTCAGCCCGTGCGATGGCGGGGTTTTCGATGTAGGGGTACATTTGCTGTCTCCCGTTTCCTTGGTTGTTTGTTTCGATGGGTGCAGTATAGCAAAGCTAAATAATAAATCAATAGCAAAGCTAAGATATTTGCTAAATATTTTGCTAAATAGATATTTAGCATTGATTTTAAAAAGAAAAAAGTTTGAAAAAAAAACCGCCTTTTCGGGCGGCTGTGTCGGTTTTGTGTTGTTTTCAGGTTCGGCGGGGCGTGAAAAAGCCCGCATGATGCGGGCGGGTTGAATGAAATATTATTCCGGGAACAGGGCTACGCAAGAATAAATGCTCGGGCGGCTTGAATCAGTTTTGAAATATCACTTTCTACTTCCATTGTGAATAACGATTTGTCTTTTATATTCCTACTCAACAGCCAATGTGTATGATCAATGGTGTTGTCGATGTTGGAACTGATTTCGGCGGGCATATCGTCAGGGCGGTAAACAAACAGGCCTGCCCCTTTTTCCTCTTTATTCCGTGAGTTGGAGGCTAATTCGATATCCTGCTTCGCCAAAAGGAGGTGAAGGTCTGCGGGCATGGATTTTTGATAGTCGGTTGAAACGAAAGAGGCGAAACGTATCGGCCCGCCCGCTATATCCGGCTCTGTCCAAAGTTGGAGATGGGGCAGCGCGGCCGACCTACCGGAATCTGTCGGGATAACGATTGGGTTCTTTTCGTCATGCCAAACCCGGTCAGTGAATTTGGTGTCCGCTTCCCGAAAAGACATGAATACTTTGTGGCGCAACCGTTCGGTGCTGATATTTCGTTTTTGGCCTTCGCTTTTCTTCCGGCACATCAAATCAAGCGGCACCATGCTTGCATATATGCGGTCCAGTATCTCTTTTACATTGTCTCCGGCGGCAAATTGCGGTTTCCCAATCTTTACCTGCGGGGAGATTTGGATGGACAAATCGTTTCGACTTTGGAGGTGTTTGCCGATCAGGTTTAGCAGGAAGCTGAAATTTTCCCTGCCGTTCGAACCGTATAACGCCTCGAACGGTGCGGCATTCGGCAGTAATCTGACATGGACTTTCCGACGGTACAGTACGGCGATGCCGACATTTAAAAGTTCGCCGGATGCCAAATCAGGCATGATGCGGATCACCGCCCATTTTACCTTTACGGCAGGTTTCGCCATCGGTACGGACAGCCCGGACAATATGGACAGTGTGTCGGTTAGATCAGCCGTTGGAATCTCCGTTGGAGCAGACATGGTGTTTCCTTCGTCCTATCGGTTAAAAACTGCTTGAACTGGTTAAATTCAGGCTCTGTAAGCAGCTTATTTAACCAAAAATAAAGCTCCTCTTCAATTGTTTTGAATTTTTCACCGTGCCGTTCGGAAGAAACAATAGCTTCACTCTGTAGGGCTTCTTTGTTCGGCTCTTTTGTTTGCCATGTGTTTAGCGAGTTTAAAAGGAGGTTGTTGTAATGTTGATGCGCATCTAACATTTCGCTATCCCATTGCTCGTCAAATTCGTTAATCAGACGGCCGTTATCAATCAGTGCGTAGTTTTGTTTGGACAGACGGAGCAGGTTGTTCATGTGCCGGTCGGCATGGGCTATATTTTCATCTAGTGCGACTGCCGCGCCGCATTCCGTCCATTTCGCCACGTCCGAAACTAAATCCTGCCAAACAGGGGAGTTTGCCGTCACATCGCAACCCAAATGAATAGCGGCACTGTGGCCGTCTAGGCGCGATGTACAAAAGCAAACGACATCCTTCATGCCGTTCATCCATTTGTTTTCTTCCCGGCTGCGGACGATAGCGGAAAATCCGGGAAGGCTTTTCACTGGGAGAACGGCAATAAAGGCATGTTCGGGCTGGGTAATGCCTAGCGCATAAGCTGTTAGAAAGCCGATAATTTCATTGATCAAACCTTTCTTGTTCATGTCATATGGCTTGCAAAATGCTTCAATTTTCCCTTTTGGATGCTGGAACTCCCCGATGAAGACAGGGTTTACATGGTTATCTGTCCCTTCCAGCCAATTATTGAAGCGGATAAGGCTATCCGCCTGTAAGACTTGGATTAGTTTTGTCATAAGTAATGTGAAAATCTATTGTTAATGCAAATATATTGTTTTCAATCCAACACGCTCCACCAGAAGACGCGGCCGATAACTTGGATGTCTGCTGCGTCTACTTCTTCGTCGGGGTGCTCCTCTTCGTTGTAGCTGTGGATGCGGATTTTATTGCCCGGCAGGCGGTAAAGGATTTTTGTGCGTAACCAGCCATCATGATTGATGGCATAAATCTTACCGTCTTTAATATGTTTTTGGCTGGTATCCACACCTAACGTAGCACCATCAGGAAATACCGGCTCCATGCTGTTGCCGTCTGCTGATACGCAAACCACGTCTTTAGGGTTGATGCCTTTACGCCTCAGGCTGGATTCATGAAAGCGCAGTTTGTAACCGTTGAAGTCGGATGCTTCAAATGAGCCTGAACCTGCGGCCAGTCGCACTTCTTTCAGGAATGGCACTTCGCACTCTGCATCATTAAGCGGTGTGTCATCCTGCCATGTTTCAACGACGGCGAAGGCGGTGGCGTTAGATTTTATTGTTTTGCTGGTAGGGCCTGACTGATATTTTTCGCCCGTGCCGTCTAAATACCCCTGCGGCAATCCAAGAGATTTTTCTATATTTAGCGCGGCTGCATCCCCAATATTCCTGTAACCATTAAGCCATTGATTTACTTGGGCAGGAGCTTTCCCAATCGCACGTGAAAAATCAGTCTGGTTGCCATTAAATTTCTCATCAATCAAGTTTCTTACTCGTTCGATACGTGTCATTTCTTCTTTCCTTTTAGCAGGTTATCGCAATAATACAGCAATGCTTAATTTAACAATGCTACTTATTTATTTAGCTGTGCTATAATCAATGCTAAATATCTAGGAGCTAACTTTGGAATTAAGCGAATACTGCGCAAATGAGCGAGGTCGGCAGAGAGTAATTGCCGAAAAAATAGGTGTTTCGTCTGCGTATATGAATCAAATGGTTACGGGGCATCGCCCTATACCTGTTGAGTATTGTGCGCGGATAGAACAAGCAACAGAGGGCATGGTTTCCCGTCAGGAGATGCGCCCGAGTGATTGGCATGAGATATGGCCTGAACTACTTGAGGCATCCAATGACTAAATCCTACCCCCTTGTTACTGAAATTGCCCGCAAAAACGAAAGGGCAATCTTGCACGCCCTTGCAGGCGTTACCGCCCGCCATGTGTGCGAGGTGTCGGGCTTGTCGGAATCGGCTTTATGCCGTCTGAAAGAAGAAAAGCTGGAGCAGTACAGCCGTGCGCTGGCTGCAATGGGCTTGAAGCTGGTGTCGGTGGATGCAGAGGTCGTCACGAAGGCCGAAAAACGGTTTATGGCCGAGAAGATGATTGAGTATTACAGGCAGATGCTGGAGGAAGAGTAAATGAAACGCAAGAAAAACAAAGCCTTGTCGAAGAAGGACAAGGCGGGCTACCAAATACGGCGGTATGGGTAGAAGGGTTTTATTTGGCTATGCAGGTATCGGCCTTTGGACGGGGCATGCAGCAATTCGTAATAGACGGTTTGCGGTACGCCTTCGTAACGGTAAAGGCTGCCGTTTTTAAAACGGATTTCCAAGATGCCGTTTTCGTAAGCAACGGAGGATAGGTTTGATGACAAGACAGGATGATGGTGCATTTGCCGTGCCTTTCGGGCAGATGGATGAGGCGGAAATTATAGCCCATTTCGAACGCTACGGATTCACGGACGAGCTGGGGCATGCGCTTGAGTTGTGCGCCGATTTTTTGGATTTGGTGCGCTTTGCCAAGCGGGACGGTGCGTGAATGTGCCAACCAAAAAAAGCCCCGCGTTTGGGCGCGGGGTGGTGGAAGTTTGATTTAAAAAAGAGGTTTGATTATGAGCGATAAACAGACGCAATGCAAGCGGATTGTGGCGTACATCCGCGAAAAGGGCTGCATCACGTCGCTGGAGGCTTATCAGAAGCTGAATGTAACGCAGCTTGCGGCACGAATCACGGACTTGGAAAGCGCGGGCTTTGTGTTTACCAAGCCGCGTTTGAAGGTGGACGGTTGCAGGCAGCCGGTTACGCATTATTCGATTGTCAAAAACGGGGTGGAAATATGAGCCGCGACGAAAAGATACGGGAAGCATACCTGCTGGTGTCCGCCTATATGCGGGCGGAAGACGTTGCCAAGGCGCGCGAGGCTTTGGAGCGGTGGGCCGAGGTTGTGAAAGGGGTTGGGGATGAGGCCGTCTGAAAGTTTAAAGGTTGCCGGAAGGCCGATAGCGTATTACCCCAAGCTGGCTAAGCCGTTGGGTGGTGTGAATGCGGCAATTTTGTTCGGTCATTTCTTCTACTGGCACGACAAAACAGAAAACCCTTTAGGGGTTTACAGGACGGCGGAAGAGATTGAGGAAGAAACGGGACTTTCTGTCCAAGAACAAAGAACGGCACGGTCAAAATTAAGGGAACGCGGTGTCTTAATTGAAACTGAAAAAAGAATTGAGCACCGAATTTACTACAAACTGGATTTGAACGCTTTTGATGATTTGATGTTGCAACATTCGGGGAGTGAGGAATCAACAGCCCCGAAATGCAATATCAACAGCCCCGAAATGCAAAATCAACATTCGGGGAGTGAGGAATCAACAGCCGTTATAAGAACAGAAGATTTAACAGAAGATTTAACAGTAAATACCCCCTTACCCCCAAACGCCGCAGACGGGGGAAACGGTTTGAACGCTGACGCGTTTGTTCCCGCTGACGCGGGAACGTGCAAGCAGGGCGAAGACGGGGTTTTGCAGGAAGAAACCACCGTTACGCCAGCCCTGAAGACAAACCGTGCGGGAGGAAATACGCGGCGCAGCCGGTACAACCAAGTGCCATGCCAAGACATTGCAGACTGCTACAACGAGATTTTAGGCGGTTGCCTGCCAAGGGTGCAGCTGCTGTCGGAAGCAAGGAAGCGGGCTATTGCCGCCCGCTGGTTCGAAGTGATGGGGACGAAGGCTCCAAACGGCAAAGTCCGATTTGAGAACGCTGAAGACGGTGTGAAATGGTTTGCAGCGGTTTTCCGCAAAATCACCAAGAACGCGTTTTGGATGGGCGACAACCAATCAGGCTTCGCGGTTAATTTTGACTGGATTTTCAAGCCGACCAACTTTTTGAAAGTCCTGGAATGGCATCCGCCAAGAAGCTGACGGGGAAATGAAATGAACGAAATCGAAGAAATGCAGGTTGTCGGATCGCTGACAAACCTTGAGGCCGAGCAAACAGTGTTGGGGGCAATCCTGATTGAGCCTACTGCGATTGTGAAGTGTGCCGCACTGACCCCTGAAAAGTTTTATCAGGAGCAGCACAGGGTGATTTACCGCGCACTGTTGGACATGACGGCAGCCGGCGAGCCAATCGATATCATCACGCTAAATGACAAGTTGGAAGCGAGGGGGGAGGCGGAAAACGCAGGTGGTCTGCCCTACCTGATTGAGTTGCAGCAAAACACGCCGTCTGCCGCGAATATTGCCCAATACGCCAAAATCGTAAACGACAGGTACATCGTGCGAGGGCTGCTGAAGGTGTCGGCGGAAATCGAAAAAATCGCATTGGCCAAAGACGGCAGGGACGTTTCCCAAAAGCTTAACGCGGCAGCCGACAGTTTGGCAGAGGTTGGGAAAAATGCCGTGCAACGCGGGAATAAAACCTTTCTCGAAACGCTGAAAGATTTGGTCGCGGATTTGGATAAACGGCTGGAGGGCGTGCGTTTCGGCTTGCCGACCGGACTGCTAAAGTTGGACGAAATAACCGGCGGCCTGCCTGATGGAAACCTGATTGTAATCGCCGCCCGCCCGTCTATGGGTAAAACCGTGCTGGCTGAAAACATCGCCCGGTACACCTTGAAGCAGGGTAAGGCGGTGCATTTCCAAAGCTACGAAATGAATGCGGTGGAGTTGGCCAGACGCAGTGCGGCAGCGGAATGCGGTATCGAGATGCACAGCTTGAAGACGGGCAGGCTGACGGATACCGATTATCAGAATTTGAATTTGTACCTGTCCAAAGCGCAAAACTGGCGGCTGGATGTGAACTGCGATTTGTTGAATGTTGATGAACTTTGTTTTTTGGCAAAGGAAAAGAAAATGACAACAGGGCTGGATTTGTTGGTGATTGACCATCTGAACATCATGCCGAGACCGGGAAGAGACGAAGTAGCGGAGCTTGGCAACATATCCCGCAGCCTGAAAAACCTTGCCGTCGAAATGAATATTCCCGTCGTGCTGGTTGCCCAGTTGAACAGGGGTAGCGCGAAAGCGGCAGACAAACGCCCGAACATGGCAGACATTCGCGGCAGCGGCGCGGTTGAGCAGGACGCAAACATCATCATCATGCCACACCGTGAAAGCTATTACGACAATCAAATAAATCCGCATTTGGCGGAGTTGATTATTGCCAAGAACCGAGACGGCGAGATGGGCAGTGTGGTTTGCGGCTGGAAAGGCCAGTTTGCAAGGTTTGAGGATGAACCGGATTTGAACTGGACGCCCCCGCAAAAGGAAAGCAGATGGAGTGATGGCTATGCAGTCTGAAACCTGCCTGCACTGCGCCCACGCCGACTTTCGCGCGGCGGCGGAACGGGGCTTGAAGGGGTTTTTGGTGTGCACCGTGTCGCGCGAACAAGTGTGGCGCGCACTGAATCCGCAGACGGAATGCGAGAACGGCCGCTTTCAGACGGCCTCTGCGGAAACCGTGCAAAAGCGGGTTGAGTGGCTGGAAAAACGGCACAAGCAAGGAAAACGCCCGGGCAAGCAAGCTTAAAAGACTTTTGAAAACAAACGCCTAATCGGAGCGGGCGGAATAAGCAAGGCCGTCTGACTTGCCCGACGGTGGATAAATGGCGATACCTGAACAAGCGCACGGTATGCGAGAGCGGGAAGTTTCAGACGGCCTCCGAAGGGGTGGTGGCAAAACGGATTGAATGGTTTGAGAGGAAAAAATGACAGGAATAGTGGGTTTGATTTGGCTGACGGGCGCGGCGGTTGTCGGGCTGGTGTTGGGGTTGGTTGTGATCGTGGTTGAAGAGGTGCGGGGGAGGCGGAATGGCCAAGCGTAAATGCAAAGTATGCGGCACGGTGTTTGAAAAGCAGAGGCCGTTGCAGTTTGTCTGCTCCCCAGCCTGCGGGGTGAGGTATCAGCGCGATCAGAAGCGCAAGGCGGCCGTTAAGGCGAAACGTGAGGCCGAGCGCAAGGAGCGGGCGAAGACGGCGGCGATGCGGCACAAGTTGGAAACGATACCGGAACTGACGAAAAAGGCGCAGGCGGCGTTTAACCGCTACATCAGGTTGAGGGACAGGGGCAAGCCTTGCATCAGTTGCGGTAAGCCGTTGGGTGGCGAGCCGAACAGCTACGACGCGGGGCATTACCGCAGTGTGGGCAGTTCGCCGCATTTGCGCTTTGACGAGGGTAATGTGCACGGACAATGCAAACACTGCAATTGCCATTTGTCGGGCAATGTGGTGGCGTATCGCCAAGGTTTGATTGGGCGTGTCGGGCTGGCCGAAGTGGAGCGCATCGAGGCCGATCAGTCGGAAAAGCATTACGGCAAGCAGGATTTGCGCGAACTGGCGGCGGAATACCGCAGGAAGGCGAGGGAGGTTGAATGATGCAATCCGTAACCTACCGCCTGCAAATCCAAAATATGCGCCCGCTGATGACGACTATCTGGAATAACCTGCAAGGCTGGCTGAAAGAAACCCCTGATTTAGAAATCAGCATCCGACCGTACAAATCAAAGCGCAGTACCGAGCAAAACCGCCGACTGTGGAAGATTTATCAGACTTTGGCCGAGCAGGCATGGGTATCCGGTAAACGGTTCAGTCAGGATGCGTGGCATGAATACTGCAAACGCCAATTCATCGGCAGCGAAGAGTTGCCGGACGGTTCGCAAATCGGCATTTCGACCACTACCCTCAATACCGGCGAGATGACCAATTACCAAAACCGCATCCAAGCATGGGCGGCACAGGAATTTGGCATTATTTGGGAGTTTTGAATGAAAGAGGGAATTATGACGCTAAAAGAGTTAATCAAACTCAAACAAGCCGACTGGGGAATGAGTAGAGCCGAAATCACAGCCCGGATTGACGTCGAGTATAAATTTTTCTCCATGATTTTAGGTGGGAAGAAGATGCCCGAACGAACGCTGAAAAATATGTTGGAGCGTTTGGATTTTTCCGGTTGCGAAGAACGATGGTTGATTGCTTACTTCATCCGCCAATCAGGGAAGTTGCCATTGTCGTTATTGGGCGGCCTTGAGAACGCCGAAGCTGTTGTGGACGGGGCTGCAGAAAAGATTATTGAGCTTTATTACGCGGAAAAGCCTTCGAAGAAGGCGTAATGAGAACTTTGGTTTTGTTGCATGAAAAAGGGTTAATCAAGCTATGAATCAGCAAGAATTTGAATTTATGAACGACTTGGCGCGGGCTTTTGAGCGTCGTTACCGTGATACGCGCAGCCGCAACCGGTGCTTGAGCATCGAAAGCCGCTATATGGGGGAGGAAGTTTACCCGCATGAGCCTGAAATCGGCTTGAGATACGGCGAAGATGCCATGTTTCTGACTTTGCAGGCGTGGGCGAAGGTGTCCGCGCCGCAACAGGAGGCCGTCCGTATTTCGTTCGGCATCGGCGCGAAGTCGCAGGCAGCCTACGAGGAACGCTTGCAGGCGGAAATCAGGCGGCGCGGCGAGGGGCCCCTGCATTCACTGACAGATTTAGGCTTGGCCGCGTGGTACGGGGCGATACGGCAGGCGGCAGGGGACGATTTTGATTTGCTGTTTGAGAAGGTTTGATTTTCTTTACGGTTGCGGTATGATTGCGGAAATTAACACTTCTTAATGAAACGGGGTCAGTATGAAAAAAGTGTTTGCTCTTGCCATTAGTGCAATTTTATTGGCCGGATGTGCAGGTACAAATTTCAGTTGGGATAACGCTCGGCAGATAAAGCAAGGTATGAATGAACAAGAGGTATTAACTTTGTTGGGCAAGCCAAATTTAACAAAATCCTCTCCTGAAGGCTTGGTTTATGTGTGGTCGTTTGCGAATGGACTAACCGGATCGGTTCGAACAGTTTCGGTTGTTATGAAAGATGGGGTTGTTGTTTCTGCCCCTGTTATTCCTGCAGGATATTAAGTATCAATCTGTAGACTTGTGCCCGCTTTATGCGGGCTTTACTCAATCAAATTTAACTAAGGGGATTAACATGAATACAGCGGCTGTAGGTGCGGTATTTAAAGAACGGATTGCTTCCCATGCGGAACATGTCAAGAAGGTTGCACATATCTGTACTACCGAGGAGACGACAAAACAGGCTTTGATTTTGCCTTTATTGGATATTCTAGGTTTTTCGGCATTCGATCCGAATAAAGTTCGGGCGGAATATCAGGCGGATTTTCCAGGTGCAAAATCAGGGGAGCGGGTCGATTACGCATTGTTTTGCAACGGCGCACCGGTTATGTTTATCGAAGCAAAATCATATACCGAGAATTTGTCCAATCATTGTCCGCAGTTGTCGCGTTACTTCAATGCCACGCCTGAAGTAGCCATTTGCGCGATTACCAACGGCCGGGAATGGCGTTTTTTTACCGATTTGACCAATAAGAATATTATGGATTCGGAGCCGTTTTTGACCGTTGATGTTACGATATTGAATGAAAATGATGTGGCGCAACTGTATCAGTTCAGGCACGACAAGTTTCAGCCCGATGCATTGCGAAGCCTTGCAGAAGAAAGCATATACCTGACGGCATTTACAGAATCAATTACAGAAAGCTTGAAAGAGGTGGATTTGGATTTCGTCCGTTATGTGGCGGGAAGGGCGAATATTCAACGGCAGTTTACCCAACGATATTTGGAAAGCATACGTCATATCGTCAAACAGGCTGTTCAAAATACAGTTAGTTCAATGGTTGTATCGGGGCTGAGTGCGCCGAAAGTGCAAGAGGAAGCCGCCCCTGTTGAGAAGGAGCAGGAAGACCCGACCGCGCCGATTATCGACCCCGAAAACAATAAAATCGTTACCACTTATGCAGAAAGAAGGTTGTTTGATTTGGTCAAATCAATTCTTCCTGATGATGCGAGTATTGAGGCAAAGGATACGGAAAGCTATTTCGGCGTATTGGTTGATGGTAAAAGTAACAGGTGGATATTACGGTATTTTGACAACAAACAAAGGCCGTCTGTAATCTTCCCTATCGAATTGGAAGAGTCGGATATTTCGAATATCGAACGATGCGGACTTGAGGTATCAGGCAATCAAATTATTATTGATACGCCTGAAAATCTGCTTCGCGTTGTTTGGTTGGTTATTGATTCTTACCGATTCTGCTGTGATGACGAGAATTTTAAACGCAAACCCAAATAAGGTAACAAACCCCCTTGCATATGCAGGGGGTTTTGTTTTATATTCCTGTCCGTGGCGTAAGAACCACATCAACAGCGGCAATCACTCCGTCAAAGTGATTTTTTCGTGTCTAGAATTTCCTTTCCTTGTTGTTTGTTTCGATAGCAGGAAGTTTCTATGACCGCGTGGGCGACGAATACAATACCCGCAAGGGGAATAAGTCCGCCCAACTGTTGATGGGTTCTTAACCACGCGGTCGCCCATAAGGGCAATTTAAGAAACTTTCAACAGGACTATCAAAATGAACCAAGTTCAATCTTTCAATTTCGGTAATATCGCCGTTTCTTTCCGTGAAGATGGTTATCTCAATGCCACTCAAATTGCCGCCCATTTTGGCAAACTTCCCAAAGATTATCTAAAAACCGAACAAACTCAACAATATATCTCTGCTTTAGCAGAAAGTTTGAGTGAAAGGACAAAAATCCTAACAGATGAAAATCAATTAGTTATCGTCAAAAAGGGTAATTCAAAAAACTTCACGCAAGGCACATGGCTACACCCGAAACTCGCCGTCCACTTCGCCCGCTGGCTCGACCCGAAATTTGCCGTATGGTGCGATGAACAGATTGAGCAGATTCTTTCAGGCAGCCTGCAACCCCAAAGCGCGCGCAAAGCCCTGCCGCCAGGTCTGACCCACGAACAGCAGGCGGAAGTCAAAGCCCTGCACAACATCCTGATCCAATCGGTGCCGTTCGAGAAACAAAAAGCCTTGGCGATTACCTTGTGGAGCGCGGTCAAATCGAAATTCAAGGTCGGCTACAAAGACGTGCCGCCCGAACAGTTTCCCGAAGTGTTGAGCCTGATGGCGCGGGTGGCTGTGGAAAAAGGGGCACAATACCGCGAAGCCGTGAACTTGGAAACCGTGCCGAAGCTGTTTGAGCGTCAGGCCAATATCCCGTTCGATCTGCAACGGGATGCACACTACGCCGTAACGGTGCGAAACGGGCAAATCTACCGCCATTCCCTAAGCTACGCCTCGATGCCGCGCGAAGACAGTATGATTCCGTGCCTTGCGCATCAGGTTTGACGGGGTAAATCCCTCCAACAAAACAAGAAACCCCGTGATGATTCCACCCATCACGGGGTTTCGCCGTTTCAGACAGCCTCTTTAAGTAATCGTGTCGGCGGCGGGGATATACGGGAAGCCGCGAAAATGCACGATGTTGTCAAACTTTTTCCCGCAGGTTTCCTGCCGCTTGTCACAGCCCGGATAAATCTTGAACACATCGCCCGACTGCGGCGGGAAAGGCAGGCGCAAGGCAAACGACAACGCGCCGCCCTTGTGTTCCTTGACCGTCCGGCTCAATCCGGCATTTCGCCCGCTCGTAAACTTAATCACGCCCTGATTGAACCAGCCGTCCGCCTGTGTCAGATTGCACGCCAGTTCCGTTCCTGTCGTACTGTTCGCCGTAACACGGCCGTTGACCGTGAATTTCTCACGATTGACCTTGCAGCCGCCGTCATACAGCGTCCTCATGCAGCCGGCCTGATAGATGTTGCGCGGGCTGGACACATTCAAAAGCTCGATGTCCGATTTCACATCCACTTTGACCGCAGAACGGCTGCCCGATACGTCGGACACCCTGCCGGAAAAGATGACCACCGCGCCCACGGGCGTTGCCCAATCGCTGAAAAATATCCGCTCGATGACCACCCGTGCGCCGTCCAATGCGCCCCCTAAAGCCGCCTCCGACCATTGCAGGCCTTCAAGCCTGTAATCGGGTTCTGCGGCAATCTCCAGCGTGTTTGAGTCCACATCCAAGCCGACGGCCACGCGCGTAGCCCCGCGCTTGATAATCAGCTTGTGCGCCTCATAGGTCTGCCCATCCCAAACAACAGGCATATCCGCGTTCGTGTGCCGCAGTATTTGGCCGTTTGAAAGCGTAATCCTGAATAAGTCCGCCATCAGAAATTCATCGCTGCCGTGCAGCAAATCAATCAGTTCCCTTGTCGCCGTCTTCATAACTTCACGCTCACAAACTCAATTTTCTTAGCCGCCCACAAATGCCCGATGATGTTCTCGAAACCCGCCGTATCGGCCATAAACCGCACGCGGAAATAAAAACCGCCCGACCATGTAATCGGCTGCCCTGCCGCCTGCGGCGTATTCAGCACCAAAACGCCCTTATCGGTAACGGCATAATCCCGCCCGTAAGTCAGCGGTCTGCCGCCTACCTTGACGGCCGGCCTGTCCTTCACTGCCAAAACAGGTTCGACAAAGCCGCCGAATGACCGCACCAGCTGATAGCGGGTAACGCCCGTTACCGTATTGCCGACAAGCTGATCCGTTACAGTATTGTCGGTGGGGTCTTCGTACAAAAAACTTTCAAAACTGCCGCGACGGGCATTAAAGAAACCGGCCAGCCGTTCCAGTTCGTTAATTGTCGCCTTCGTCCGCAACACCTCGAAAGACAGCGAAAACCGCCATTGCGGATAGCTGTAATACGCCGCCCGCAACTCGCGCCCGTTGGCCGACTTTTGAATATTCGTACTCCATACGGGTGTTTTTTTCGCCCCCCACTTCAAGCCGGGAAGCGCGGGGAAAACCGCATTGCCCATTTAGATGATTCCTTTCGCTTCCAGTAAGGCGTTAAATTCCTCTTCCGACAACGTATTGCCGCCAAGCATATTGACCGCTTCCGCCTCGTCTGCCTCGTTCGGCTTTTCAGACGGCCTGATGCCCATATAGGACGCCACCAAGATATGCACGGGCGGGTGCCTGCGCCAATAGTCGCTTAAATGCCCGATGCGCGGCAGGTCGATGTTTTCGGCCACATAATCCCACGTCCACCCCGTAGAGGCGCAGACGTGGGCGATCATGTCGCCGAAATTCAGCCCGCCGCCTGCGCTTCCCCCGCTTGGGCGGCTTCCTGTTCCTTGCGTTTCAGGCCGGAAACATCCATTACGGCGGCAAATACCTCGCCCATGTTGCCGATGTCGATTAAATCGGCCACTTCTTCGCGGGTCATTTCGGGGTAGTTCCGCTTCAGCGCGGCATGGGCGCAGTCGATAACGGTAGAGATTTGTTTTGCATCTTGGACGTTGCCGTCAAACTCGCCGATACGGCTTTGCAGTTGCTCCAATGCGCCAAGCGCAATCGGCGGGATAACGTAATTTGCGCCGTTCAGTTCAACGGTTACGCCTTTAATTCGTACAGTCATTTTTGCTTCCTTGATTCGGGTCAAATAAAAAGCCGCCCTTTCGGACGGCCTATACATTTACTCTTGGATCCACAACGTGCCAACTTTAAAGCCCGCATCGTCGGTTTGCGCCGTAAAGTCGATTTCGGGAACGGAAAAGTCGTCGTTTTTGGTCGAGAACAAGCCCAGTTTGCCGCTGGTTACGCTTTCCAGTTCCAGCAAAGCTTTTTTGCCTTTGAACTGCGTCAGGTATTTCAACTGGAACGTCGGCGTATTACCCATCGCCATATTGGACAGCTCGATTTTCTTCGCCGACGGCATGGCTTGGGTGTAGGTAAAGCTCGGATAAACCGTTTTACCCTTATCCGCATCGGCAAAAGTGTACAAGCCTGTCGCGGATACCGTGTATTGCCCTGCCGCAGGGGTAGCGGCAACCTTGATGTATGCCGTGCCGTCCGCACCCATCACGCCCGCGTCTTCGACAAACGTACCGCCATTCGGCGCGGCGGCTTGAATGGTGTAAGCACCGCTGGCAGGAATGGCCTTGCCCACGGTATCCGCCCACAGTGCCTTCATCGTGCCGGTGGCAAATTCCGCACCGAAAAACAGGGTATTCAGGGCAAGGCCGTTGATTAACGCGCCCTTAAATTTTCCCGATACCTTAACCTTGCCCTGCGCCACGGCCAATGCAAAGCGGTTCTGACCGTAGAACTCCTTCAATTCCGCCAACAAATCGACAGACATCTCCTGCAAGCCCATGATTCGCACGGGCGTTGCATTCTGTACGCGGTTGCCGTAGGCATCCGTAATCATTTGCGCGAACACCTCGCCCGCGCCGAAAGTCAGTTGCATGACATTTCCTTTCAAAAAAAGCCGTTTTCAGACGGCATCCGTTACTAAAATCATCACCGGCACCAAGGCAAAAGCCTGATTACCGAACAATCCTTCATCCAGTTCTACATGGCCTTCTATGCGGCAATACGCCACACCTTCCACCGGCAAAGACGGTTGGCCGGTAATCGGTGACGGCGTATTCAAGACGGCAAACAGCCTGTCCAAGCACTCGTTCAGCCGCTCGGACGGCGCGTCTTCCGCATACACATACAGATACACGTTTGCCCGCATCAGATAGCGGCTGTCCTGACCGCTTCTCGGCTCGACCGTTTCCGATACCGGCGACAGGAACAGGGCGGGTTGTTCGTAAGCTTCCACCTCGTCCCAATGCCGCAGGCGGCGGGAAAACGTTACGATGCCTTCCACCTGTTTCACCTTCTCGAACAGCGCGTCATAAATTTTTTCGCGATTTACCATCTCAGCCCCCGTTTCGCCGCCGCTTCAAATTCCTGGCGGATGAAAGGCAGCATATCGGCAAAAGCGGTACGCATAAACGACCTTTCCGGCAGCCTCACGCGCCGCGTATGCGCCGAAACATGGACGTTGATCGGCGTTTTCAGCCGCCGCCCGAAAGCCTGTTTGGCCTGCCGTACATGAGAGGGCACAGATACCGCACCCGAAAAGCCGTATTCATGCAGCTTGCCGTACGGCGCACCCGAAGCAATACCGACCACGCCGACCGTCAGGCCGCCGTCCTGCCAACTGTCGCGGACAATGTTGTTGCGCAGATTGCCCGTGCGGCGGTTCAAAACCTGCCCCAACAGCTTGTGCGTCTTGACCTGCTTTTGCAGGCGCAACACCACAAAAGCCATGCTGCTCTTGATTTCATCGTCTATCTTCTTGCTGCAACCGGCCAAAGCCGCCCGCATTTCCGAATCACCGACCATCTCGAATTTAAGCATCGGCCTTTTCCGCCTGTTTCGGCCGCGCATCAGACGGCTTATCGCCCGCAGGCATGACAAAACCATACTGATGCAGATACTGCACTGCCTCTTCGGGTACCTCTACTATGCTGCCGCTCTCCACGGCATAATTTCCCCCGCCGAAGGAAACATCCGTGATTCCTTCGGGGGCTTTCAGTTTTACCAACATACACACCTCCGTTTTCAGGCCGTCTGAAAGACTAGCCGCGTTTAACCCGCACATTGCGGATGGAGCGTCCGACCAGCGGCTTCAACAACTGCCGGACATAGGCAAGCCGTTCCGCATGTTCCGACTTGCCGCCGTAAGATGCCGTCATGCCGCCTTTGGTCAGGCTCTTTTGTTCCGCCTGCCCGCCGCCTTGAATCAAATTGCCGATTAAAGACAGCTCGGCTACGGCCTTTTGTACGGCGGGCGGTATTTCCCCGCTGCCGCGCATCGACGCTATCACATCGGGCGGCAGGCCGAACATTGCATCCAAATAATCGGATGCGGCCACCAAAAGCCCGGCCTTGCCGTCTCCCGCCGCCTGCCATTTCGCCTTGCTCGGGCGGACTTCGTGATAGGCATCCGCCTCGGCAACCGTCAGATAGGCATTACGCATTTACCGCTTCCAGCAAGGCCAACAAATCAGCCTTTTTCGCATCTGCGGGATATTCGACACCTGCCACATCCAGCATTTCTTTCAGTTTTTCAACCGTCAGTTTGGATAAATCGTCGCCAGGCTGCCCATCCTCTATAACATCCTCAACAAACACCCAACCCAACTGCTCATGTTCGGACAATACACTTTCATGTATCGTTAAAAATTCGCCGTTTTTCTGAATTTTGACCATGTTAATACCCCTAAAAAGGCCGCCTGAATTTCAGACGGCCTGATAATAATTAGTGCGCCAGCACCGCCAGATGTTCGGGTTTGACCACCGCACTGCCCCACGCCATGGACACTTCGTATTTCACGCGGCGGTATTGGCGGTAGATGCGGACTTCAAAGCTCAAACCGGTTACCGGGTCTGTCAGCGTCATTGCATCATCCGCGCTATCGCCGCCGTCAGGCAAAGCTGGGGCACGGGAGGTAAGTACGATGGCGTTGCGGTCGAAGGCAAAATTCGGCGTAAAGTTACCGAAAGGAGTCAATGCAGAACCGTCCGTGCCGGCTTTCAACAAACCGGTATTCAGCATCAATTTATCGGACGCACTATTCACATCCTTGCCGACAATGTATTTCACGCCGCCAAGAGTAACGATGTCGCCCGCATTCAGCTTGCCTGTGCCGGTTTTCAAAGCCAACCCTTTCAGGCCTGCCGCAGCCGCGCCATTTAAGACGTAACCGCTGCCTCCACCAGCAACATGCTGACGGATGCCGCCGGAATAACGAAGGGCAAAGTTCTGCACGCGGTCGGTCATGCCGTTACGCAGCATATCCGCTGTCCCTGCTTCATTCACTTTGAACAATACCGACTGTTTGCCGCGCAGGTTGGCCATTGCTGCACTATTCAAAACAAGCTGGCGGTCACCCACCGGCGCACCGCTCTCGTCCAGCAGTTGCGCCACGCCCGCGAAATCGGACAAATCACCAGCGGTGCCGAACGGCACTTGTCCGCTCGTACCATACGCAGTACTTGCGCCTGCCAAAGCCTTGACGGCGATGCTTTGTTCCATCGCATTAACCAGTTTGCGCATACCGTCGGCAAATTGGTCGGCAAGAATTGCGTTGTACTGTCCGGTATCGCCGACGAAAAGACGCTCCTCACCGTTCCATAAAATCGGCGCGGCCTTAGAATGCTCAATGGTTACATCGGCATATTCGACCGTTGTGCCGCCGCTGTTTTTCGGCTGTTCGCCCGGCACAATGTCTTCCAAATCTCCCGCCGCCGCAATCGGACTGCGGACAACCTGACCGACGGCGGCACGTTCAGCCGAACTGTCTCTGTTCACAGCGGGAATCAACCCCACCATTTCGCGCGAAACCACGTTCAGCGCGGCATAAAGGGTAGGAATCAAACCTGTTAAAGTATTTTGTGTTGCCATTTAAAAACTCCATATAAATCAAATAATCTGCGTTTTATCCTGCAAGACTTTCATGCGTGAAGCAGGGTCTAAGGCCTCAAAATCGGCACGACTCATCGTCCGGATGCCATTGCTGCCGCTTGGTGTCGCACCGCTGCCGCTCGCGCCGCTGCCTTTCAAGATGCTGTCCTTATTCGGGTAAGCATCAATCAGGCTTTCCAGTGCCTCGTCAAACCCCGCTTTCGCCCCGGGCGTTACACGGCTGAAAATTTCATTGCCGTTCGCGTCTTTGGCCACGATTTTCCCGTCTTCCGACACGGAAAAATGCCGCCCGAAGAATGCCTGCGCCACATCGGCGGGAATAGCCAGCTTTTCCGCAATCACTTTGGATCGGGCGAAGCTGCCGCCCACCAGTTCGGCGTGAAATTGAGAACGGATTTTCTCGGCATCGGCGTTGGCGGCGGCCAGCTTCTCTTCGTACAGCTTCACGGTTTCGGCTTTGACTTTCTCCGCCTCGCCCGCATCGATCAACTTCTTGTCGTCCAAGTTTTTGACCGTTTCCAATGCCTTCAAGGCCGCCGAAGCATCTTCAATGCCGTCAAACGCCTTCAGCTTCGCTTCCGCCGCCTCTTTGGCTTCGCGGTGCTGCTTGGCTTCGGCATTCAGGCCGCTGATTTTCTGCATCGCGGCAGGCGCGTCAAACGGGATTTCCTTCCCGTCGTCATGCACATACACCGGTTTGCCGTCGGATACCACCACATGACCGTTTTCATCCAATTTCAATTTCATCTTTCACACTCCAATAAAACACGGCATCCGCCGCAAACACCCCCGCATATCCATACGGCGGGCAACAAAAAAACCGTTTTAACCCCCTGCGATTCAAGGGAATTAAAACGGCCGCAAACTCCAAAAAGGGATAATAAAAAAACCACCCCGTTGTTTGGAGTGGTTTTATCGGTTAAGCACTGCGTTTTGCCATTATATCGGCGATAATTTTACGAGCCTGAATGACCGACTGTTTCAAGTCTTCGCGCAATGATTGTATCTCGGACGGCGTCAACGCCTGAACGGGTGATCTGTTTGTTGATGTACCGTGCTTCTGATTCTGTGAGTTTTGAGAAGTCATAGCCAAATTGCTCCTGCCACCACGCTTCAAAGTCCCTGCCAAGGGATTTGCGCAGCTGGCCTAAAGTAGGTTTAGTAATCGCCAGTCTAGCAGAGTGCGGCTTACCCATCAAGGCGGTTACACCCACCACAATACCGCCGGAACTTTCGATATACCCCCGTAAATCGGCAATGGTTCCGCCTTGGGTAACGGCATCATCAATCAGCAAGTATTTCTGCCCGGCCACAACCTCACCGTCAAAACGCACCGATTTGGCCAAGCGTTCGAAGCCGTCCGCACCGGTTCGACCAACCTTGTCGGCCTGCACGATGCCGTATTCTATCGGCAGTCCGAAAGCCTGCTCCAACCACGCCGCATAAGCAGCCGGCAGCTTATTGCGCCCACTCATTTCTACCGCATGGACAGGAAGTAGCCGCACATTTTCATGCGGGGCAAGTAATTTCCCAATCTCATTCAACGCACCGTCATTCAGATAGTCGTCAACCAAGGCCACCGCCGCACTCAAATCCCCACCCTTGGCCGCCTGATAGAGAGAATGCCCCGAAATCGTGCTTTTGCTATGCATCAGCACCACATCGGGGAAATTATTCCAATCGGAGCGCATACCAACCCTAGACACATTCATATTGATGATTCTACGATTTGCCAACTTGTTTCGCAAATCGTCTGACATTTTCGCATAGGTTTTCTGCTTCAGTTCGGCCAGCGTTACCGATGCCAGCCCGTCCGACCTGACCGCATCGGCAAGCGATATTTCGCCTTCGTGCAACATCTGTCCGATGCCGTGGCCGAACTGCTCCTGCAATTGCGGCAACGTGCGGCCTTTTACCCAATCTTCCCCGGTTATGCCGTGAAACGGCGCGGCCAAATCAAACACGAATGCCAGCCGCGAACGGCAATTCGGATGCAGCGGAGGCCGTCTGAACGGGTAGGCATGGCCGACAGGCTGTTTTTTCTTATCCCACACCAGCCCGTGCCGCGCCGTACACATGCCGCTGGTATGGCCGTCAAACACCGCCACATGACGCCAACCTTTAACCAGCGGGTTGATGCTGCCGAAAGCGTAATGCACCGCCCCTTGGATGCTTCCCGCCCATGTCCGCGTCAGCGTCCGAAGCTGTGCGGCCTGCCGTTTGAACACATCGGCCACATCGTCAAAGGATGCCCCGTCTACCGCCGCCAGCCGTACCGTGCGCTTCAAAACATCAAACAGCCCGCGCCGTTGCGCCGTTACTGCCTCGGATAAGGTAAGGCCGCCGACCAGTGCGTGCGCGGACAAATCGGCCAGCCTTGCGGCAGGCAACGGCTTTACCGCGCCATCAAGCACATACGCCGCCGACAAGCCGCCCAGCCACCACAACAGCCACTCATGCTCGTCTGCCACTACCTCGGTTTGCGCTTCCTGCACCATCCCGCCAATCAGGCCGTAGTAATGCGCCAGCACCGCGTCGATTTCAAACAACAGCCTTTCCAAATCCCGACGGTTCAATGCAGACAACTCACGGCGGCGCAGATTCGCTTCAACTTCCTCCCGCATCCTTTCCAACTGCCGCAGCGCATCACGGGCGACCGAACGCTCGAAGCGCATCAAATCAATCTGCCGCGTCAGAAGGTCATGTATTGCCTGCTCGTCGATATTCATTCAGACGGCCTTTCTTCGTCCCGCTTGCCGCTAAAGTCCAACCCCGCCGCCGACTGGCTGTCCAGCCGTGCCGCCTCATCTTCCCATTTCAGATAATCCGACAGCAGGCCGCGCCGTTTGGCCTCCTCGAACAACGTTTCATTACTCAAAACGCCCGCCGCGTTCATGCGTACCAGCACGTCTACGCTCGATTCGGGGTTGCCGTTGTCGTCTATGCTGCCCGATATTTCCACCGCGCCGCCGTCATCCAACCCGTGCCACGCCGCCATCATGTCCAGCACGCGGCCGATTGCGTCTTCCAACAGGTTGGCGTAATGGCGCAGCAGGCTGATTTCACGCCCCGCCTCATCACGCGCCTGACTTTCGGTCAAGGCCAGCTTGGTTCGCGTCAGCAGCTTCGCGCCGGCCGCCTGCATGTCCGTTTCCAGCTTCTCGATTGCCGTAACGCCTGCGGAAATGGCCGCCCCCGAATGCTCGACGTAATTCAACTCGCCGTCCGCGCCGACGCTGATCATATTGCCCGCAGCGGCCACCACATTCTGCACATCCTCGCTGCCGCGATACTGCAACAGCGGGACGCGCACATAATGAACGATGTTGTCTTGGTCGGACTGGCTTTGCCAATGCTTCACATTCAAATAGGCAAGCTCCATCAGCGGCGGACGGCCTGCGAAAAAGCCCGTCTTTTCCAACACCAAATCAACCACCGGGACAAACCCCAGCGGCTCGCCATTGCGCGACTGGTCGGCCTCGCTGTGAATCAACCACTTGCCGTCTTTGTCCATGCGGTAACGCCTGACGCGGCCTGCCTCATGTACATTGATTTGCTCTACCGTCCGTTCGCCGAAATCGCCGTCATATTCCGTAACCGCCTGACGGTATCGGAACTGCGTACAGACAGGCCGCCCCTGCCGCATCTCATAACGGAAGCCCAACACATCCGAATTGCGGACAAGCACCGCGTAAGGCCGCAAGCCCAACGCCTTTTCCTCCGCCTTCGTCCTTGCCTTGCCGTCCGGGTAGTCCACCAGCACATAACTGGCACCTTTGGCCAGCGCATCGGCAAACCATGCGGCACAAAACACATTCAGGGCGTTATTTTGCAGGTCGAAGTTTTGCAGGTAGTCTTTCAGGCCGTCTGAAACCTTATCCGTGCCTATATCGCGGAAGAAAACCCGCCCGACCATCTGGCCGATGGTTTCCTTTAGAACCGGCAGAAGCGTAGACGTACCCAACCGCACCTGATAGCCGTCGTCTTCTTCCTGCGGCCATTGCGGAAGATACGCCTTGCCTGCCGCCCGCATTGCCTCCGTACCGCCCAACAGCGCGTCAATCATCACGCCGTGGCCGTGCATCTTGGCCACAGCGGCGGTTTTACTTGAAACACCCATAAATCACACCTTTCAGACGGCCTCACAGCCTGAAGCCGACACGCGCCAACTCTCCACGCTTGACCATCAATTCGTTAAATGCCCGGCTCAAACAGTCGATTTGGTCGTCATGCTGCCCGTTCGGAAACATCCGCATTTCCGCGATCAGCGCATCCGTATCCCATGTACCGTCATCCAACACCATCACATTGCCGATATTGACCTGTGCCGCAAACGGTTCGGCGCGTGTAACCTTGTCGCCCGATTCGGGGCTTGAGGTTACAGAAAAACCCGCCAGTTGGCGGGTTAGATACAGGGTTTGCGACTTACCCGCCTGCCCGGGGTCTTGCGGGATAGATATTTTCGTTTTCACGCCGTCTTTCTGCGCTGTGTTGCGCAATATCCTGTCCCTTTCGTCTGCGCCATATTGGCCGCGCACAATGTTGGCAATGATGTACCGCCCGTCTTCGGTAACGCCCAACCTGCCGCCTGCGGTGTAGTCACCGTCGTTTGCGGTCGAAGCCAAATCCCACGCGCGGATCCATCGGATATTCCCTGCGGGCAAGGCTTTCACAAATTGCAGATTGTCAGGCTTGAACGTACCACCGTCAGGCGGCGCAGGCCTTTGCAAATACTGACCGGCGAAGACATACGGCGCGGCCTGTTCCATGCGCCTCAAGGTCTCAATATCATGTTTTTCAGGCCATAAGGCCGTGCCGTCGTCTTCAATCGCAGGTAAGCACAAATGCTCCCATTCTTCGCCGTTGCCGCCGTCAAGCAGCCAGCCCGCAATATCGTTTTCATGCAACCTTTGCATAATCACGACAATCGGCGTATCGGGGCTGTTCTTCCGTGATTCCAGCGTGTTTTGAAACCAGTCGATAACGTTTTGCCGTCTAACCTCGCTTCGCGCTTCATCAGCCTTATGGAGGTCGTCAAGTATCAGCGCTCCTCCAAAACCTTCGCGGTGCTTACCTGCACCAAAGCCCGTAATCGTGCCGCCTGTGCCTGTTGCATACATCACACCGCCAGCCGTCGTCTTCCAATGATGGCTGCTCTCGCTTGCAAGCTCCACGCCGGGGAATATCGCCCGATACTCTTCGTGCTGCACAAGATTCCGAATCTGTACGGAGTTGCTTACGGCCAGCGTTGCCGAATAGCTTGCGTGGATAAACTCGCAATCTGGCACGCGCCCCATCGCCCATGCGATAAAGTTCACTACCGCAATCTCGGTTTTCGAGTATCGCGGCGGAATATTGATAATCAGACGCTTCGTTTCGCCGTTGAAAACACGCTCAAGCGCATCGCAGATTAGGGCGTGATGCCGTGCCCTTTGCCAAATATACCCGCGCCTTTGGTAAAACATCCAACGCGTGAACATATACAGATTGATTGAACTTAAATCGCGGATAACCGAGATTTCTTCTTTACTGAATTGTCCAAATGCCATTTTATTTCAAATTCCTTTGGAAGGTTAATTAAAAATGGCATCATATCCATTCAATGAATTAGCATTTCATGCTACACCTTTTCCAAAACCTCTTTCGCTATCTTGCGGTATTCTTCAGCATCTAGGCGCACAGTTGGCGTCATACTGCCATCACTTGATTTAACGTCAAGCTCCGACTTGTCGCCGTACTTCTTCGGCGCAATCTTTGAAGCCGCCCATTTGCGGGCATCTATCTGCAATTTGGCTTTTGCCACTGACGCGCTTTCCGCTTCTACACTATCAGCAATCTCGATAATCTCTTCGGCGAAATAGTCTGCCTGCTTATCTCTTGCGCGCGCGTATTGGTCTTGAAAATCAATGTGTTCATTAAGCCAGCGATAAACCGTGCCCCTAGCAGGCGTTCCACTGGCCGTGCAAATAGCCCGCAAACTCATACCATTAGACAACTGTTCACATATTTTTTCAGCTATCTCTTGGTTATATTCTGTCGGACGCCCGACGGGGCGTTTCTTATCGCTCATATCGAACCTCCAAAAAAATCCCCGCACCAATCAGGCGCGGGGCTAGGACACGACATTAGGAAACTGAGGCGCGACCCTCTGGCGATTGGGAGCGTCCGCAAATCGGCGCGGACTTTGGCGGCATTGATACTGAACAGCCAGCCGTTCAGCTTCTTCAGCGGGATATAGAGCATTTCCTGCATCTCGCTGGAAGTGGGAGTATTCATAAGAATACAGCCATATTTCTTAACGTTTTTTTGTAGCTTGTTTCGTTGCGTCGGCCAGCTCATTTGCAAGGCTTCCACAATCGGGCGCATAGCCACATACACTTGGCCGTCATACTCGGCGGCAATCAGTCTCGCCCCTTCAAAAGGGATATACAGGCTTTTGTTCACTTACATTCTCCAATAAAAAAGCCCCGGCTCGAAAGCACGGGGCTGATTTACTGCGGCACACCCACCGCAAAGCGGTTCGGTATCTACGCGATTTAAGGCTGCCTGAAACGCAAAAAACCGCCCGAAACCGGCATTCCGCCTATTTGAAAAACTGCGCTATGGCTGCCAAGACAGCGGCGGATCCCGTCAATATGGCAAAAATTAAAGCGGCATTAGCTAAAGCATTAGCTAAACGTTTGCCGACAATACCTGCATCTTCAACATTCATCCTTCCACCTGCCTTTATGCGTTTTGCTATTCCGAAAACGACAAAACCCGCACATTGTCATGTACGGGCTTAAAAATTCATATCCTTTGGGCGTGCGAAAAGCCCCGCAGGGGTAACGATTTGAATTATACACCTATTGCCGGAAAAAACAACAGGCCGTCTGAACCTTTCAGACGGCATTTTCTGTTTACCTTACTGTAGCCTTGCTGTAAATGCCTTCAAGACATACGGCTATGCGGTCGGAGGTGTCTTTGTCCGCATATCCCCGCAACACTTCGAGGGCTGCGACGGCTCTTTTCAGGCGTGAACGGGTTTCGTGCCAAACCGTCCACATCGTAACCGCCTGTCTGTTGCCAAGCTGTTTGAGCGGCGCGGAGATGTCTTTGCCCAATTCAATCATCCATGTGCCGTAATAAACCATAGCGGCAATGTCGGCCAAAGAGTTGCCGTCGATGGGCAGGGCAGGTTGCGGCGCACTCAGCGGTTCGCGGTCGAGGACTTCGCCGGTCAAGCCTGTGTGCAGGGTCAGCGCGTGGACGTAGGCGACGGCTTCGGGCAGCTTCTCAGCGGGGAGGTCTTCAATCGCGCCGACGTTGAAGCGTTGGTGTATCATGCCGTAGGCGGTGCTGTAGTCTATGCCTTTGCGTCCGACAAGCGCGGCGACGGCCTGCCGCAGAGGGGTGCGGTCGTCGGCGGTGGTTTTGGCGGCGGGGCCGTCTGAAACTTTGCCGTTAAGTAAAGCTTCAATCTGCTCATCGCACCAAACCGCAAATTTCGGGTCAAGCCAGCGGGCAAAGTGGATGGCGAGTTTCGGGTGCAGCCATGTGCCTTGTTCACTACCGCCGCGTTTTACGATAACTATCTGATTTTCTTTCGTTAAGATTTTTGTCTTAACGCTTAAATTTTCAGCAAGTGCCGTGATATATTGTTGAGTTTGTTCGGTTTTCAAGTAATCTCGCGCCTGTTTACCAAAATGTGAGGCAATTACGGTTGCGTTTAAAAAGCCATCAGCACGGAAAGAAACGGCGATATTGCCGAAATTGAAAGATTGAACTTGGTTCATTTTGATAGTCCTTTGGAAGTTTCTTAAATTGCCCTTATGGGCGACCGCGTGGTTAAGAACCCTCCAAAGATGGGCGGACTTATTCCCCTTGCGGGTATTGTATTCGTCGCCCACGCGGTCATAGAAACTTCCTGCTATCGAAACAAACAACAAGGAAAG